ATTGGGTTTTTAGACGATGATGGTAATTGGGCATATAGGCACTATGTAGACAGTCGCCACGAATGGTTAATCAACAACGTAGAAGAAATGGAGCTAACCACATCTACGTTGGACATGAAAAACAACACTATCACTAACGTTGAGGACATCGGTCTTAATCATCGTATTTACCATGATGGGGACACTGACACCTATTTTGAATTTCATAACGCTAATGAAATGCGCTTCGTCACTGGCGGTACGGAGATGTTTGAAATTAACGACAGCCAGAACTTGTTTAGCCAACCAGTAAAAATAAACAACAGGCTAGACGTTGGTAACGGTGCAGGTGGTGATCATGAGATAAGAATTTATAAAGCAGACAACAATGTTTCTGATCACATTCAGTTTTACAACGGCACAACTCGAATGGGAGAAATTGGTTGCGAGGATACAACTTGGCTAAGAATTAACCAAGAAACCGCTAAAAACATCTATACGCCTAGAGCCTTGAGAGTTGACGGTGCGTTATTGCAACCTGCTATCATAGCAAAACACGAAGGAGACACTGATACTTACATCGAGTTCCACGCATCAAACCAATTCAGAGTTGTTACTGGTGGGGCTGAAAGGCTTGAAGTCAATCAAGGCACAACCACAGTAGCAGGTAACTTAGTAGTCACTGGCACAATATCAGGCGGTGGATCACTTTCTGCTTGGGCCACGATGGATGGGTCAGGCACAGTAACTATTCGTGCAGATGATGGCTTTACGTCTATTGTTGATGTTAATGTTGGAAGATATTACGCGAACATATCAACGCAGCCCAACATTTATTATGCAACTACTTGCGGCAGTAACACGCATGATGGAACTGCTTGGAAAGCACACGCTCATCCAATTTTATATACAGATGCAGGAACAGTTCGCGCCCCCACAACTACTAGATTTTATTGGCACATTATAGACTACGCCGCCTCTGCTTATAGAGATGTAGATTATATGATGATGCACGTTGCAAGCTAATGACTACTTACAGAGTTATATTTCAAGACCCTGACGATTTGGAGGCAAATACGCAGATTTTAATTCCAAGTGGTAGATGGTTAAAAGAGGCTCAAGAAGGAAAGTTGCCCCCTCTTTGGGTTCACTGGAAGTTAGCAGAAGACGAGCAGAAAGCCATAGATGAAGGAAGGCATGAAAGTTTTAAACATGATCCATCTAAGCTTGAGCTTCTTAAAACTGCGCCAAGAATAGGAAAGCTTACAGAAGAACAAGCAATGGAATATTTAATTATGAAAGAGTTACCAAGACGATGTTGGGCAGAAGTCCATAACCGTCCAATGTTTAGAATAGTTAAAACTGAACAAGTACCATCAGATAGAACATTTAGAAATGCATGGGAAATGATATGAGTGAAGAAGAAATAGAAGAAGCCATTATACCAGAACCTCCAGAGGAAGAAGCCATTATACCAGAACCTCCAGAGCGTGAACCAAGATTCTCCTATGTAGGTCTAGAAGGAACAGAGTATAATGTTGAGGATTATACCTTTCCATCTGACAGGACATTTAGAGAGGCTTGGGATGCGCCTTCTGGCACTGCTATAACCATTAACATGGACAAGGCAAAAGATGTTTGGCGTGATTATATTCGTTGGGCAAGAACTCCAGAGTTTGAAAAGTTAGACAAAGACTTTATGAGAGCTTTGGAAACTGGAGCATCTACAACGCAAATAGTAGCGGATAAGCAGGTACTGCGTGATGCCCCTGCCCATCCAGATATTGATGCGGCAACTACGCCAGATGAGTTAAAAGCTGTTCAGCCAATACCAAATGTTACCATTGAATAGGAGAAGCGTAGCTAAATGTTAGGCTTTAGTCCATTATCTGCTGCACCTTTATCAGCATCAAGTGATGACGCTGCTATAGTTACTTTACCTTCTCAAGTACTAAATAAAGTAGTTAATGACTTAACTCTAGAAGCAAAAGCAAACAAAACAATAGCTTCTGTTTTTTCTTCTTTTACTGTAAACAGTGTTGACTTTGATGCTGAAGCTAACGTAACATCAAATGCAGTTACGGCAAGTTTTACTGAAGGTACGTTAAGTTTTGTTGGACTAGCTAATATAACACCTAGTTCAGTTACGGCCTTAACTAACGCAGGTACAGCAGGTTTTGATGCTAAAGGAATTACTCCTTCTTTAAGTGGACTATCTTCTGTTACAAGCATATCAGCACTTGACTTTGACGCAGAAGCGAATATAACTACAGGTAGCTTTAACCTTTTAACTACATTAGTTGATATAACTACCTTTTTAGAGGTAGATGCTGCAACAGAATTAACTAGCTTACTAGCTAACTTTAATCTAAATTTAGATGCACCAGCAGATAACTTATTCAATTATGATGCTGTTGCTGATAATTATAACATATCAAGAACTGTTTTTATTCTAAGCGAATCTTTTGGTTTAGGTAATACAGTTCATATACCGCCTGAGAATTTTACTATAAGTATGACTGACCCTACATTAGGTTTAGAAAATAATATTTATATATCCCCTGAAGACTTTACAGTGTATATACAAGACTATAAAGATACTCCTACCACTGTATTAATAACTCAATAAGGACAAGATATGTCTTATAAATGGCCTGACAAAGATCCAGACGAAACAATAGACTACAGCGTAGACTGGTCAAGATTTATTCCTAGCGATACTTTATCTGCTGCAACTTGGTTTATAAAAGATGCTAACGGAAATAAAGAACAAGTATCTAATGCCGAAGTAGTAGACGGATTACAATTTGTGCAACCTACATTATCAGGTAAAGTTGCTACCGCACGTTTTGCACTTGGTACAAATAATAAAAGATATACTATTACTTGTCAAATAACCACAGGCGGTGGGCTTGTTTTTGAACGCTCTATATTTTTAAAAGTAAAAGAGAAGTAATATGGCATATGATTTTATAGGTTTAGCTAATGATGTTAACAACAGACTTAATGAAGTACAGCTAACCACTGACAATTTTGATACGGTAACAGGTTACTTTGCCTTTGCTAAAGATTCTGTTAACTCCGCTATAAGACATATTCAACAAGAAGAATTTGAATGGCCTTGGAATCATGTAGAAACTTCTGAAATACTAACATCTGGAACTGCTAGGTATTCTTTTCCTAATGATGCAAAAACAATAAACTTTAATACGTTCCGTATAAAAAGAGATTCCTCATTAAATATAGGAACTATAAAATTAAAATCTATGCATTATGAAGAGTACTTAGAAAAACATGCTGATGCTGAATATAATACAGACAGCAAAGGTTGCCCTACACATGTTGTAAGAACTCCTAGTAGAGAGATTATATGTTACCCTACTCCTGATCAAGCATATGAGTTAGTATATGAATACTATAGAAATGGTTATGACTTAGTAAGTGCTACTGATGTACCATCTCTTCCAGAACAATATAGATTTTGTATCGTTGATGGTGCTATGCATTATGCATATCAATTTAGAGGAGATACTGCTAATGCAAATATGGCACTACAAAAGTTTCAGCAAGGTATAAAACATCTAAGAAGTCTAAACATAAATAGAACAGAATATCTTCGTGATACAAGGGTACACTTTTAATGCCTACACAGTGGTCTACTTTTCCTGTTGAGTTCAAAGGTGGCTTGATCTCTAATTTATCTCCCTTACAACAGGGTATAAATGCTATTGGCTCTGCTACTATACTTCAAAATATGGAACCAGACAGACAAGGTGGTTACACAAAAATAAGAGGCTATGAAAAGTTTTCTTCTACAGAAACACCGGGAACAGGACTTGTACTTGGTTTAAAAGTTGTATCTAGTGGACGTGCAGTTATAGCACGTAAAATAGATTCTGCTGCTATAACATCTTATCAAGCTACTGCTAGTGTAAATGGTGCAATTACTTCTGCTACTGCTGTAGTATTAGACGGTAACACTGGTACTATAGAGACAGGAATGAATGTTACAGGTACAGGTATTTCTGGAAGTGTTACCGTAGCCAGTGTTACTGATCAGAATAATATTACTTTATCTTCTGCTCAAACATTGTCTGATGATACTGCTCTTACTTTTCAAAAGACAGGACTACAAACAGCAGACGTAAATAAGACAGGATATTATTATGGTACAGGAACAACATGGACACACATAGCCACTTCTGCTCAAGCAGGTGGGGGAAAAGTATATAAAACATCTTTTAATTTTGATGGTGATGTTAAAACAGTATTTGTTGACGGTTTAAATTATCCAGGAATATATAATAGTTCTGGTAATACTATGTCTTTCTTATCAGCGTCTAGTGCAAAAATAAACACTGATGTGCAAGGTGCAGAATTAGTTACTATGTTTAAAAACGCAGCCTTTTATTCTAAAGGTAGTACCATATATTTTACAGCACCTTTTACTGTAGATAACTTTTCAACTGCAGACGGAGCAGGTAGTATCTCTGTAGGAAATACTGTCACAGGTATGATAGTCTTTCGTGAACAATTAATCATATTCACACAAGACTCCGTTTTAAAACTATTAGGTAATACATCTGCTGACTTTTCTTTACAGCCCATATCAGATAAGATAGGATGTTTAAGTCCTGATAGTGTGCAGGAGTATGGTGGTGATATAATGTATTTAGCACCAGATGGGCTAAGACTATTGAGTGCTACTGATCGTATTGGTGACTTTGGATTGGACGTTACATCAGATACTATATTTAAAGATGCAGATGTATTTTTACGCTCGACAACCCAGTTCTGCTCTGTTATACTACGTGAAAAAGCTCAATATAGAATTTTTGCTTATATATCATCTCAAACATCTGAAGTAGCTGAAGGTTTAGTTGCTACTAAATTTATACCTCAAGGTGGTTCAGGTGTAGAGTGGTCTACTACGAAAGGTATTAAAGCCTATGTAGCAGATAGTATATACTCAGGTGCAGCAGAAGCAATAATGTTTGCTAATGAAGACGGCTATGTTTATGAGATGGAAAAAACAAATGGCTTTGATGGAGAAAACATAGAAACAATTATTGAAACACCTTACATGGCTGTGACAGATCCAGAAGTACGTAAGACAGCATATAAGTTAACATTATACACAGACCCTTCAGGTCAAATGGATTTAAAGTTTAGGTTATTATTTGATTTTGATTCAGGCGGTGATTCAAGAATAATACAACCAGAAGAAATAGATATTGGTTCAACAACTGGCGGTGGCGGTGTATTTCTTTTTGGTAATCCTTCATCAGTATTTGGGGGATCGGGGGTTGTATTTGGTAGTAAGTTAAAAAGAGTATACAATGAAAACCTTATAGGTTCTTTTCATACAGTAGCTATGAGAATAACAAGTGACAATACTAATCCACCCTTCACATTAGACTCAGCAGTATTACAATATAGACAAAACGATAGGCAATAATCATGGCAGGATATACACGTCAATCAACAGCTAATATAGTCACAGGTGCAGTTATTGATGCTGCAGACTTTAACGCTGAATACAATGCTATTGAGGCAGCATTCAACGCATCTACTGGTCATACACACGATGGCACTACAGGTAATGGTCCACCTATTGAAAACTTAGGACCGTCTGCAGATCTTGTTGTAACCTCTAGTGTTGTGCGTCCAAAGGTAGACAATACTTACGATCTAGGCACATCTGCCATTGAGTGGAAGGATGCTTTCTTTGATGGAACAGTAAAAACAGATGTACTAACCGTAGATGAGACTTCTACTTTTACAGGGGTAGTAACAACTACGACAGATGTAAATGTTGGTGGAGCATTAGACGTTACAGGTAACTTAACTGTTGATGGTAGTCTTACTTTAGGAAATGGTAATACAGACAATCTAGTTATTAATGCTAGAATAGACAGTAGCATGATTCCTGATGACGATAATGCTTTTGATCTAGGTTCATCTACCTTACAATGGCGTAATATTTATATTGATGGGCTTGCTGACGTTGACTCTCTTTTTTGCCCCTCTGTAGACATTAATGGTGGTAGT